CCCCGTTATTAGCTACGGGAGCATTTTTAAGCACTAAAGCTGTTCTAGATGGTCCATTTGGTTGCCAATAATAGATTGCGCCACCATGCGGATTTGCAATTAATATTTGACCAAAATTATCCAAATACCAATCAGTTGTTTCAATTTTTGTCCCGACTCGTGCAGAACCACCTGTTCCGTAGCCGCCCTGCCCGTAACCACCACGACCGTATCCAGAACCAGCACCGAGGTCTAGGAAATAATAGAAACTTACATCCCCACCATTCATGTACCCACTGGTTGTAGACGTAGCCACATTTGTTGCGGCAATGGTGAATTGGTTTACATCAATCACGCTATAAACAAGATACTCCCCGTAAACTGTAATTCCGCCAACAGTTGTGGGTACTAAAAATGCTACGGTGTCACCTTCTGATTGACCATTGTTAGCTAATGTAACTGTGACAAATGAACTTGAAGATGTTGTGTTGAATAGGGGTACTGCGCCACCATTTTCAACATTCTCCGTAGCATTAAAAGCAACTTGAATTTGATATGTATCATTATCAATTCTGGCATAAATTGCGTATGTTCCATAAACAATGCCGCCACCAACTGCTACAGGCGTTTTAATATAGACAATGTCGGTTAAAGCTACATCGCTTCCAACGTCAACGATTGTTACGATGTTCCCGCCTTGAGCAACTTTTAATTCAAGCCCATCCAAAGCTGGCGTTGTGCTTTCTGTTATTATAAAATTATCGACGTTAGTTCCTTCACCTAAGAGAAGGCCACCGCCAATTGAAAAATCAGGAGCCGCATCTGAGGATAAAAATTCTGGCGTAATCACTGTTTGGGTACTATTATAAATAGCACTTAGACTTAATTCAGCACCTACCGCCAACCATTTAAATTCATTCAAATCTTGCCAAGCGTGAAGGTCACGTATTGGTGAAACAAATTGTCCACTAAAAAACCTTACCCAGCCGCCTAACTTTTGAGGCAATCCAAGACCATTCCGATCCGGCAAAAACCTAATCAAATTAGTTTCAGAAATCGCAGCTTCATTTAAAGCAGGAGTTCTTGTCGTATCAACGCCGGGGATAATTTTTACACTGCCATGAGGCATGTTTTATCCCCTTGTGAGTGATGCGACAGGAGCAGGTGACATTGAAGACCACGCAGCGGCCTCAAACTTCTTACGGAATTCTTCAACCGTTGCTGACATTAACAAGGACTTGTATTGGCTTTCATATGTGATCGCCATTTGCGGATCATCATTTGCTCGACCAAAATTACGCTGATACCCACTCATGTAAATCATAGACGCCATGATAAACAAATCAGGCAAATACACACTGATAAAGGTCGTCGTATTTGTGTCTGACAGAGTTTCAGAACGGATCGTCCCCGTCAGAGTAAGATTGTAACTGCTGTCAGGCCAAGGCCCAAAAATTATGTTTTGAGATGTTTGACCTGCTGTAGCACTGTCGCCACCGTATACAGCAAAATATTGAGGCACTGCTGCGCCAGAAACATTAGGCCAAACATTCTGCAAAAAAGATTTTGTTGTTGGCAAAAGCGGCGTTGGACCAGAAGCATCATTAACTTGAATTGTTTGCAGCGTTACAAAAGCACTTGTTGGTATCGACAGAGTATTATTGTTTGCCGTCAAGCTATATGCTGTCGTAGACGTTTGGGTAGACAAAAAATCCAGATCACGCTGCATTCTCAATTCAGCATACGTAATCATCTCTGGCAAAATTGTCAGATAGTTTTGGTCATAATCAGTTATCAACCCAGTTACTGGATCGACTGTGTAACCCGCCATGACATAGATTTGCTTTTTATAAGTATCATAATCCATGACGGTGACCTCTTACCCAACCATGTTGAAAGCCGTTTTTTCAACTTCTGCTACTCGACGGCCCCAACCTTTGCCAAACGTACTCCATGTTGGCAGTGCTTGCAAGAAAGCCAGTCTTGCATCGCAAATTTTAGTTGCCAATTCACGAGGGTTCATCTGTGCTACCGCTGCAAGTGTAGCAGGTCCGATAGCCCCATCAGCGACCACATTACAAGCATTTTGAAGAAACTTGGAGGCACGAGTAGGGCCAGAATTAATAGACAGATCAAAAACAGCAAGGTCCACCCCATGCGGGAGGTCATCGCAGCGGCACTTGTCCCAGTACCGCGCTTTGTAGAGCGGGGCGACATCGGCAATTGTGAGGGCTTTAATGTCATCTACTGTTACCTCGTGTCCTACCCACTCTTCCCAAGTGCGTTTGGTGGTTCCTAAATTTGTTGCTCCACCGGGGTCTTTAGGGTGATTCACAAATCCCCCCTCCGATTTCAAAATATGAGCTAGGCACTCTTCAAAGTTGTCTTTCATGGGTTACTCCTTGGGTGTGGAATTGTAAATCATCTGGTCTTTCTTTTGAGAACCAGACGACGAGCCAAAATAGAAAGCGATGATACCGCCCCACGCTGTTTGCAATGCTCCAAGAAGAAGCAACAATGCCTCGTTTCCTGTTGTTGGTAAGCCATAGACAAGCATGTAAATCAGGATGGCAAAGAAACCAACGGTCACTGATACCGCCAAGAGCCTTGGGATAAAATCGCGGGTTTCAGTTTGCATCGACCGAGCCGACTTACGGTCGTCCACCGCAATGCGTTCAAGATCAATATCGAGGCTCTTCATTTTTACTTTAAAATCAGCATCAATCTTTTTGACAGACGCAAGTTGCTCAGGAGATGCAGTGCGTAGAGCGGCCTGAATATCATCGTCAGAGCCGTCCTCATTGCCCAACAGTGCCTGAGACAATGCTTTTGTTGCCATGCCAGCTAATGGTCCGCCCAAGGCTGTTGCCAAAGTTGGTGCAACAGACCCAATCAGACTTCCAAAGTTTTTAAGTAGGTCCATCGTCTTTACCTCCTGTAGATTTTGATCCTAACATAATTCCTGAAAGAGTTCCCGTCAGGAACGTAGCAATAGGCGCGATTAACTTAAAAAATTCTTGGTCGTTTGGTGCTTGTCCATCTATCGGCTGCACCACAAATATCAGGCTGTACAGCACGGCAAACACCGTTCCCGTAAGCGTCAAGCACAGGCTGATGCCAATGATGAATTGAAGCAGTGCGTGAAGTTCATCTTCTCTGATCCTCATCTCGGCACGGCCCCGCACGGGTTTCTCTTGAGGGTGTCTGCGGAACAGGTTCCAGAGGCGGTGCAAATAGGTGGGTTACACTCAGCGGCATCCCAATTTTTAGGGTCTTGGCACGGGTAACGGTAACGGTCCTCACATCCTGACAGGACCAAAAATGCAACCGCCAACAGGTACTTCATTTGTGCGCCGTGAAGTAAACAAAGAGTGCAAGGCCAAGAGCCATAACGATGACGCCCAAGAACATCCACGCGCCCATGATAAGCTCTGCACGGCGTTCTTCTGCTTCTCTTTGAGCAGCAGCGGCTTGACGTACCGCTTCCTTTTTCATTTCAATTATCTCTTTTTGAATTCCTGCCCACGCTTGTGGCCCGTAAGTTCCAATAAAAAGGTTTTTACAGTCAAGTTGTAGTTGTTGGGCTTTCTGCCGCAACGTGTACATCTTGATTGCTTCAGCTTCAAAATCAGATTGGCTTTGGAAAAGTGTCTTTTTCCTGTTTGTAGAAGTTAATTGCACAATTTGAGCAACACGAGAAAATAACGATCCTACGCGCTCTGCAACATCTATAGCGTCGTGGGCATTGTCGGTCATTGACTTTATGCCGCTATAGATGGCCTGTGCGCCAGCGAGGATCGTAAACGGGTCCATTTATTGCCTTTTTTGCCAATCTCTAAAAGCAATAATAATACGCATGACAATCAAGATAAGACCACCAACAGAAATACCAAGTCCAATCCAACCTTGCAATTGAGCAACCCATAACGGCATTGTAATAGCACCTGTCGCTATGGTTGAATCAATTGCAAGTTTGCTTTCTTGGATGTCCATAATGTTACTCGTACATGATGTTGATAGTGCCAGCGTCAAAAGTGTCTGTGCCGGTTACGGTGGTAATACGGATTGCAGTCAAGACAGTAACTGTGCTGACATTTCCAGCGGCATATCGGTTGGCATTGTTAGTTGTAATGCCTAAAACGCTTGTCATAGTCCAAGCATTACCTGTTATATTTGTTATGGTTGCAATTCCGCTATAAGCATCTGTTGCTGCGCTACCATTATTAAGCATAAATCCAGTACTAAAAGAAGTTGCTGTTCCTCCTCCAGCTACTACTGAACCTAAATATCCACTTGTCACATATGTTGGTGTTGCACCGTATCCAAGCTGGATAATATAATTGCTTGTTCCGCTTGTGCTTACTTCAGAGAACATAACCGAGACGCGTTTTACCCATGACGGGATGCCTATAAAGTCAACATTAGCAACCGCCGAAGGAGATGCTGGTTGTGTTTGCGCGGTTGCTCGTGTAAGTACGCTGCTGCCCATTGAGGATACAACAGCACCCGTAATCGTCGGGCTAGTTAACGTCTTATTAGTAAGCGTCTGGGTAGCGGCAAGGGTTGCAACCGTGTCTGTCGCAGCAGGGAATGTAATTGTATTAGTACCCGCTACAGCAGGAGCGGCAATTGTGAGTGTCCCAGACGTAGAACCATTTAACTTTGGGCTTTTTGCTAGTGTAACTTCACCAGCCGTTCCCAAACTCATGTTTACTGTAGCTGACGATTCATTCTGTATGTTAGTGACTTTAATCGTACTCATGGTGTCACCTCAAGTGCTTTTAACTCGTCTAGTGTCGAGCAAGTGTCTACCAATGCAGTCACATCCCTTAGACGCTGCTTCTCTGCAACGATGGCTGCGGTGTCTGCGCCGCTTTC